CATTTTTAGCAGTTATCACAATTAGTATCGGGCTTGCAAGTCCTGCTAATGCATGGTATCGTGGTTATGGTTACGGTTATTATGGCGGATACGGATACGGTGGTGCAGCCGCTGGTGCTGCTATTGCTGGACTAGCTGTTGGAGCACTTGCTGGTGCTGCTATTGCAAACTCATATCCATATTACGGCGGCGGATACTATTATGCTCCTGTTCCAAGATATTATTACCCTGCTCCTCCAGTTTACTACTACCCCCCAAACTACTATGGCTGGTAAGATACACGTTGTTAACGATATACAGGATCCTCTTTTGTGGTTAGTAAAAGATGATCCTGTACGTAAAGACATTTATCAAATTGAAAGAATAATTGGCAATAAAGAAATAATGGTCTTGATTGAAGACGAAAAGCCTTCCGCAGTAGTTTGTATTTCATATCAAGATTTTATTCCTTCTTCTGAAAACGACTTAATATCTTCAAATAATGCTACTATAGCAATATTTTACACAATCTGGAGTTATAAACCTGGCTCAGGAAAGAAGTTGCTCTTTAAGGCAAAAGACTATATAAAAGAGAATAGAAAAAACATTGGACGTTTCATTACACTTAGCCCGCTAACATTTACAGCAAGCCGCTTTCATACAAATAATGGAGCTAAAGTGCTAAGAGTAAATAAAACCAGTGTTAATTACGAATACAAGTAATTGGAGGGTAGCGTACAAGGTGTGCAAACGGTCTTGAAAACCGTGCCCCAGCAATGGTGATGGTTCGATTCCTTTACCCTCCGCCATAATGTGAGAATGATAATGAAAAAGTTTTTAATTATAGCAAGCATGTTAATTAGTACCGCTGCAATCGCAGCACCATATGGGACATATTACAATCCAGTTCAGGATGCACCATTTGACGGCGATTGGTCCGTTCCGGTTCATCGCGGAATGTATTGTGTTCAAGGAACATGGCATATGGGATGGCTTCGTCCTTGGGAACGTAGCCCAGTTATTAAGCCGTCCTGCGGAACTGCTGTTTATCAGATAAATTAATTTAAAAAAAGTTTATAAAAAAGTTGACACGAATTAGTAGAGACTGTATATTAACAAAATAAGCAGTAAGGACAACGCAAGTTGTTTTTACTGTAGGAATTGGGGGCTTAGCCCCATTAGGATAAGTGCAGTGATGCACCCAAAGCTAGAATGCCTACATACTAGCGCCAAGCAATTGGTCCATCTAAGCAAGCCTGCTCACTGGAGAAATCCAGCCTTTACTTCCAACGGGTAGAGGTAATAGTGACGCAAGTGTTGTGGAAAGAACGTTTGCTCAAGCGCCTGCAAAGGTAACGCAAGCAAACGGAGAGTAACAGGTGGTGCTGACCTCACAACGAAACCAACTTGCTATCTAGTATGGGAAAGGGTAGCGTATTGGTTCGAGCCTCGCAAGCAAGAGCTGGTATGCAGTTTTATTGGTCTGTGGACAATGGACACAGGTCGAGAAAAACTACTTAGTAGTCGGCAGACGAAAGGTACGGGGTGTGTTGTATTTTGTATCTAACAAGGTATGAAGCAACTGAGGCAGCACATCACAGTAGGTTGCATAACATAGCTCATTTGGTAGAGCAATCGCGCTTGAAGCGATCGGTAGTGGGTTCAACTCCCTCTGTTGATTAAAAACGCAAAGCCTGCCTCGGTTGAATGTGAAAGGTGTCTAATGCTTGAAGCGAAAGCTAATCAAGCCTAACAAAGCTCGCAAGGCCTAGTTAGTTTATACCTGGGGGTTCGTAACAGTTTAGCGACTGTGAATTGCTCGCAAGGCAAACGGAATGGATGGTGTAGAATAGCATTCAATGACAAGTCTACTGCCTGACTTTAAAAACGGCGACATTGTTAGTGGACTATATGACCGAAAGGCATGTAGTGGATGTCGGAAGAAAGCAGCTCGCAAGGCTGGCGATAATGTCCGAGGCACTAATACAAGGCGTGTAATCTCAGCGTCTGCAAAACGGCCCCGCAAGGGGCTTTTTTTGTGACCTCTTCTCCAAAAAACTAATTACAGTATATGGAGAAACGCAATGCGTATATTATCTTTTCTTTTTGCATTAATGTTTAGTACTAGTGCTTTTGCTATGGTAACAGCTAAAGAAGTTCCGCTACCGCCAAAGAGACCGGCTAACTTGAAGCCATACACCGGCACTTGGAAGCCGCCGGCAGAAATTGCTCCTAAGGTCGAGAAGAAGTGATGAAGAAGATACTAATTCTCAGCCTATTTCTAAGTGGGTGCAATTCACTAGGCGTGGCCAGTCATGCAGTTTCAACTGCTGATAGTATAGGACTTAACTTTGATACAAATGGGTACTACTCAAAGAGAACTAAGCCTGCACAAAAGATTTGTGAATATAAAACAGGTACAAATAGTACTGCATGGAAACCTTGCTAAATTAACAAGGCTATGTTATATTAAATCATAAGGAGATAAAAATGTTTAGAATTTCCGACGAAACTAAGAACGAAGCTGTTGAGACCATGAAGGAAGTTTTGTCCTCTAATGGTGCAACTGTTCCATCCGACGAAGTCCTTCTTGAAGTTTTTAACGCTGCCGTCCGTGTTGTTGCTAAGAGCTTTGGAATGTAAGGATTAAGAATGACAGACAAATGGGAACAACTTCGCAGTCTCATTGAAGCTACCCTAAGTCATAACGTCCAGTACTCACAAGGTAAGGCATTTAACAGGTATCCTTATCAACGTGTCTTAATTTGGATGGATGACTTAGATAAGAAAGAACGTGAGCGTAAAGCCCGTATTAAAGAAATATCTAAAATTGCTATTGAAACGCATCACGAAACGTTAAAAGCATTAGAGGATGATAAACCTTTTCTTTATACGGGCATTCCTACTTTCGACCAAAAGGCTTGGGATAGGATTATTGAAGAAAAAGGTCTACAAGGATTATCATGAAGGAACTAATACTTGCAGTTATGACTGTATGCATTGGTACGCCAGACTGCTCAGTTAAACATGAGCAGCATGACGTTAAAATAGAAAAGAAAGATTGCGGTGTTCACAGATACCAAGTTCCAGTAAATGGAGAATGGGTAGAAAGTGAAATCCGTTTTAAGTGCTAAGATAAATAACATTGGTAGAAATACCATACACACACAAGGAGACACAAATGAAAACATTAATCGTAGCCACTCTATACACCTGTCTAAGTCAGGGAGTCACTACTGACTGTCAATATAGAGAAGTAACAGCAGACAAGAGCTATTGTAAGACCAGTTCGGTTGAAATGAAACTACCGAAGAATAGTACTTACGATAAGTTTAAAGTCATTACACTTTGTAAGGGTTAATTTTGTTAAAATATATTCCAATAATCTTAATCTGTCATGCCGACATTCCGGAAACGGAATGTAAGGCAGAGAGAAAAGGTGTAACAGTAACAATCGGAGAACATCAAAATTCTCCGATGGCTTGCTTGTTTGAAGGACAATCTCGAGCAGCAAGATTAGCATTTTCTCCCGAACTAGGTGATCCATCGTATGTTAAAATAAAATGTGTTCCAAAATTGTTTTTAGATTGAGCTGAATGGACGATATACTTTTTAGATTTATAGTTATTATTTGGATTATACCCGGAATTATCGGTGTTTTAGAATGGGAAAACTTTTTAAAAGAGGATTGCCCAAGTTCCGAAGATAAAATAACTTACAAAGATTGGATCTTGGTTATAATGGGTCCACTTTTGTTAGTTGCAAATGCTATAACAATAAGTCAGGCAAAAAATAAAATGGATGGGCAAGATCAATAAACACGTTGGTCTGTGTGTTTAGTGCTAAATACTTTATGAAGAAAATAGAAGAATACATTCTACTTCCTAAAGAGGAAAGACAAAAACACTTAAGGCTCGATGAGCCTTGTTTAGAACGCGGTGGGCAAAGCATGTACCTTAAAGGGTTGTTAGCTCATTTACATGAAACAACAATTCCGTCGGGTAAAATGATACACGTTTGTCATGCTTGCCACAACGGAAAATGCAGCAACCCAAATCATTTATATTGGGGAACTGCTTCAGAAAATAAAAAAGATGCCGACAGTAATGGCGGCAAGTCGATTTGGGAAAGAATGGTAGATAAGTACGGTTTAGAAGAGGCAAGAAGAAAACAGGCAAGAGGAAACAAAGCTGCCGGTGGGAAAGCGAATTTAGGGAAACCAAAATCCGAAGAACATCGAAAGAAAATATCCGAAGCAATTAAACAGAAGCACTTGACAAAAACCGACGGTTGCAGTATAGTATAAAAATAAAGTTTGCCCCTGTGGTGGAATTGGTAGACACGCTAGACTTAGGATCTAGTTCTGTGAGGAGTGGGAGTTCAAGTCTCTCCAGGGGTACCAAACTTTAAGGAATTACCAAAACTATATGAAAGGCAACAAAATGGCATCAGTTAAAGAACTCGCTAAAGTCGATGAGAGCATCACCATTTACCGTTACGATAATGGTTTTATGATTGAAGTGTCCGGGCAGAACGCTGAGGAAGATTGGATCACTTCTAAGACGATTGTAACGGATGTTGAGGACCTCATTGTCCTCCTTAAGGAAGCTACCAAACTTCCGCTAGTTCGATAAAGTTTTTGGACCCTTAGCTCAGTAGGTAGAGCAGCGGACTTTTAATCCGTTTGTCGCCGGTTCGAACCCGGCAGGGTCTACCATTTACATATATAGTTTGTAAAGGTTTTTGGGGTATCGTCTAATGGTAGGACTACGGATTTTGATTCCGTCTATCGAGGTTCGAATCCTTGTACCCCAGCCAAACTAAGGAGATGAAGATGAAGAAATTACTGATTAGTACCGCCCTTGTTATCGGGATGTCGTCTCCTGCTTATGCATGGTATGATGGATATGGAAATTACCATTGCACGTATCTGGATCCACTAACTTCTGTTATGGATAGTATTTTTGGACAGCCGTGTTATGCTGCTCCTCCACCGCAGCCTGTAGTTGTGCAGGCTCCGCCGGTTGTTGTAGAAGTGCCCGTTCCTGAGCCTTATCCAGTGCCAGTTGACCGTCCAATACCTTATCCAGTACCTCAGCCTTATGCTGTTCCTTATCCTGTTCCGGCACCTTACCCAGTACCACTATACTAAATAAAAATATGCGGGTGTAGCTCAGTGGTAGAGCGCAACTTTGCCAAAGTTGAAGTCGTGAGTTCGATCCTCATCACCCGCTCCAAGAAACTTTCCAATAGAATCTTTAATCTGAGTTGACAATTACGACTTCTGTTGTATAGTTATAATTGTGAGTATCTTTAACCTAATAGGGAAAACGAAATGGTTATGAATTTAATTCCTTCTACACAGACTTATGCAGATATTGTGAATGAACAGTTTAATCAAACCGAAAGTCACTATGTATCATTAAAGGCTCGTTTGAAAGAAAATCTTTCTGATAACTGGTCAAAGAGAGCGCTCGAAGCATCTGAAGATGAATTTCGTCGGCGGTACTCTAACCTTACACATTGGGAACAGATGCAGTTCTGTAAGGCGCAGTCTACAACTTTAGATAAGATTATCATCGATACTACTTTGCAGAGACTCTTAGACTTGCTACATGCAAGTTCAATCCTGCGCAAGTTTCGCACTATCGAAGTTATGCCTATTAGTGTGTATGAAGACCCTAACTCACCTGGTAATTACGTGTGTTGGGATGGTCAGCATACGGCTATAGTTTTGTTGGTAATCGCGACTAGAATTCTAAACTTAGATATTAAGAAGTGTGAAGTTCCTATTAATATCTATCCTAGCAGCATGAAGAGTGAAATGCGTCTTAACTTTATCTATCTAAATGGTACAGATAAAAAGCCTCTAGATGCTATCGATCTGTTTCACCAGATGGTATTCGGTGTTCGCACAGACGGCGCCGAGATCGAAGAATGGAAGATTGCTGAACAGAAGCAGACGGCTTTAGAAAATGCGAAGATGTTTGCGACTAACACTAAGTTTGGCGACACAAATAAGCCCGGCGCACTAACTGTTCTTACTGAGTTTACTCATAGGAGATATGACCTTTCTATTACGCAGCATTTTTGCAAATACTTTATGTATGTTTGCAATAGCTCAAGGCCTGTCTCTCCTAAGGAAAGTTGGATGATGTATGAATATTTTCGTATTTGTGAGGAAGCAGGAATTGTCATAGACGATGCTTATATCCGTGGAGTAGCAAATAGCCTCCGAACGGCATTTAATGATGATTTCGATGCTAACGAATTGTACGAAGTTGCTACTAAGAGCTGGCAGGATTGGTTTAGGATTAACAAGCCGAATAACGATAACACATTGTTGGGCATTAGCTATCCTGAAAAAAGAATTGGCGTAACGTTCCTACTGGAACAGGTTAGAAAGAACTTTAGTGGACCTGTTCCTGTTCTTAGCAATCCGCTATGGATTGTTCCAGAAGAAGATCTTATCTAAATGTCGATTAGATTGCCCGAAAACGATCAGTTTAAGTCACCGGGAGTTATTGCTAAACAGTTACAAGAAGACAAGAGATGTTCACATCCGGATTGTAATGAGCCTTTAACTTTGTTTAAAGGCCCAGGACAAAATAAGTTATGCCGTAAACATCAGATACAACAGGTAGAATACGGTGGCGTCGGCAAGGCTAATAGACTTTGGACATTCTCTAGAGAATGGACTTGCGATTGGTGTGGCTATTCTCCACTTACTGATCCATGGTTTGAAAATCCACCTGTTCCATTTAAGAATGCGGCTCACAAACTTAGGGCGCAACGGTCGACAATGGTTGCAGATCACATTCTACGAAGAGTTGACGGAGGCACTGATTGTAAAGAAAACATTCAAACACTCTGCCAACTTTGTAATGTAAAGAAAACAAGTCTTTACCAAGACTACAAAAAGGGTAGATTTACCTGTACTTAAAATTGTGTGATATCTGCAACACCTATAACAAAGACAACAAAGTTAGCAAATAAGACATTGACAGCAGACACTTCGTCTGCTAACTTACACTTATTAACAACACAGAGGAGATGTTATATGAAGAAGATTATCGCTACTGTGCTTGCTTCGGCTGCACTAATTGGATCGGCCTTTGCTGCTGACCTACCGTCACGCAAGTCCGCTCCGGCTTATGTGGCTCCGGCTCCTATCATGCTTTGGCAGGGTGCTTATCTAGGTGCTAATATCGGCGCTGGTTGGAAGTCCAACGGCAATGGTAGTGTTTGGGCCTATGATCCCGTTAATATGTCTAGCACGACTTGGGGACTTAACAACAGTAACGGTAACGCCGGCGTTGTTGGCGGTGTGCAGGTCGGTTACAACTATCAGGTTAATCCGTGGCTAGTTGTCGGCGCTGAGACCGATTTCCAGGGCACTTCAATGAGCAGTGGACAGAACGCTGCTTCCAATGTTGCTTACATTGGTGGACTTTATCCGAACACGATTGCTGGTTATACCGGTGGAACTAATATCAATTGGTTCGGTACTGTTCGTGGTCGAGTTGGTATTGTTCCGCTTACTCCGGCTCTTATGGTTTATGGTACTGGTGGTTTTGCTTATGGCGATGTTTCGCGTAACGGTACTTTCGTTTCGTCAAACGCTATGCAGACTGGCTGGACCGCTGGTGGTGGTGTTGAGTACAAGTTCACTCCGGCTTGGTCGGCTAAGGCAGAGTATCTTTATACCGATCTTAGCGGCAGCAACAACAGCGTAACTAATGCTGGGTTTGGGCTCAACAATGTTAACAACAACACACGTTTCAATACTGTTCGTGCAGGTGTTAACTATCACTTTAATACTAGCGACTTGCTTCCTACGCTCGCTAAGTACTAATTCAAAAGAGTGAGTAGCTTACGAGCTACTCACTAAATATGTTATGGTCGGTTAGCTCAGTTGGTAGAGCGTCACGTTTACACCGTGAATGTCGGCGGTTCGAACCCGTCACCGACTACCACACACTAAATACTTCATGAGAGAATTAAGAAAACTAGCTCAATTAGTTGAATCTAATACTGGATCTATACAAAAAAATGTTGCAGATGCAATTCCGTCACTGATTGCTGTTCCAGAATTACAAAATCAAGATGCTTATAGACAATATAGAATGGGTCTGGCTCTAGCTGCTGCCCGTGCTGTTGAGAACGGCGATATCGAATTTAAAAACGATAGTGATTGGGGCGAGAATATGTTATTAGTTGCCCAGACTGAAGAAGGTCGAAGAACTATCGAATTAGCACTTAAACTAGTTGGAGTTAGGTCTAAGACAATGACTACAGCAACTAGCGATGAAATGTCCGATACTCAAACATCGAGTCCAGTTGCAAAATTTGTTCCTACAAAAAGACCAAGATAAGTATTCCTATGAATGCTTATGAAAAATTTGGGAATAACCCTGTAACTCTTGCTGAGTACTCTGATCTTTTGAACCTTAGTTCAATTTCTAATGACGATTGTTTTTGCCAAATACACGGGAATGGACGTTCAGTTGAAGAATACTTTCAAAATAACTTTAACAATATAGAATTTTCAAATCCTCAACCAAACTTCAATGTTTGGAAACATTTCTATACAACACCAGACGTTACGCTAGAAATAATAAAAAACAACGAAACATTATCTAGAATTAATGCAGTTCTTGAAATTTCTGTTTGTTCATTTATGGAAATATCTCCTAACTCCTGGCTTGCTTGGCATTACGATTTCCCAAGAAAAGGCCCAGCGTTAAACTTACTGCTTACTCCGGAATCGAGAAGTCATTCTCTCTTTAGTCGCAACATTACAGATACTTCCAACTTAGTTGAGTGTAAATATCAACCGCACCAATTTTGTTTATATAATACCGAAATTATACATTCTATTTTAAATTTTGAAAATCCACGCTATCTATTTTCTGCTGTTTTTAAAAGAGGACAGGAAGATTTATCTTGGACAGAAGCAAAAGAAATTTTCTCATCTATAGGACTTATCTAATGACTACTGAAGCAGACTGCTTTTTCTATATCAACGGTGATACAAGAGAAATAGAAGAATATTTCTCTAATAATTTTAATGATTTAAATTGGCACGAACACGAATCGTTATGGAACTTGGCTCTCCTACCATATGATGTGCTTATGAGTAATAAGTTTTTATCAGATCTTAATAATGTATTTGAAATCGAGGGTGCTGGATTCATTAAGATGGATCCAAATGAGAGTTACAAATGGCATTTGGATTTTTCCAGAGGTGTTGCTATAAACATGTTAATGAACCCAAAGATTTACAGCCTATGTCTTTTCGAACAACAAGAAATAAACAAGGAACGAGTAAAATATCTGGAACTAATGTATCCGCCGAATAAATTTGTGTTATTCAATACCCAAATTAATCATACCATAATTACATTTGAAGAAACTCGCTATCTTTTCACCGTCCAATTTAAAAAGCCCAAAGAAGAATTAAGCTACTATGATATAAGAAATTATTTACAGTCATTGACATAATTTAAGAATACTGTACAATACATCATAGGAGCATTTATGGAAAAAGATCTCGCAGTTTACGTTCTTGTCCGAAACGATCTGCCTAGCATGAATCCGGGTAAAGCTATGGCCCAAGTGCATCATGCTGGTGTTCAGCTCATGGGCAAATATCATACAGATCGATTAGCACGGTGGTATCTGGAATACGGTGTTGAGAATGATGCCGATCACTTTAATACTACAATCGTGCTGAGTGCTAATTTGACTCAAATTGAAAACGCTCTAAACATTGCACAAATGTTTGACAATGTTCTGTGTGATTCAATTTTGGATCCGAGCTATCCATTTTTCGTCGATACAGAGATTGCGGACTTTGTAGAAAAGGATCCGGCGGTTACGAGAGTTAATACTAATCTGTTCACTCGTCCAGAAGTTACATGCGGTTGGATTCTTATGGATCGAAATAATCCTGTGCTGAAATCCATTGTGGCTGCACTTCCATTACACTCTTGACATCGTTTTTTACGATGTTATACTAATTAAACAATAAGGAGAGAATTATGGCTAGAGCTGCTAAACGAAATAACACGGGCGGTAAGATCAATTTGACTCCTCGTGCTAAGAAGAAGAAAGTTACTCGCAATCCTCTCCTTTTGGACGAAAAGTACACTGGTCCTGAGCCCGAGTGGAACGGCTGGGAAGGTTGGTCGTATGAGAAATTTCGCAAAACTAAACATTGGGGATATTTTTATTATAATTACTTTAGCAATGCCAAAGAAATGATACCGCAGGTCGTTTCTTGGATGACCAAGGAAGGTTACACTAAAGATGATGTTAGAGCGTTCAAAGCTGCACCTGATCACAGGGTGTCTGTTACAATGGGGTCTACTGCTACTATGCTACTCCGTGGTATGCCTGAGCTTCATCCTCAAGACGATGATCGCAGTTGCGCCATCTGGCTTAAGGAAAAGATTGGCCCCATTATTACTGAAGGAAAAGAACTCCTAAAGGTCCAGAAGGTAGAAGAGAAGAAGGGCGCTGTTTATGTTCCTTCTATTCAAGAGCGTATTCGCGAAGCTTCTTACAATCACATGGAAGAAATTGTCGAATGGCTTGAGACTTGGATTATTGATCCTGCAAAGTTTGATCCTAAGGGCATGAACATTATCAACTATTTCAAAGCCCGTGAGATTAATCAAGCTCATGCTCGTATCATTCGTGACTTTTACGAACCGATCTATAACGAATTTACTATGCTTGTTAATCCGCCTAAGGTTAAGGATGACAGTTATCAGCAGCTCGTTGAAGGCTATCGTGCTTATACCAAAGCGCAGATTAAGAACATGCTTTTTGCACTTGAAGAGATTATGAGTGCTACCAATATGTTCCTTCAGCAGGCTAAGATTAATCGTAAGCCTCGTGCTAAAAAGGCGCCTAGCAAGGAGAAGCTGGTTAGCAAGCTCAAGTTTAAGACACATGATGATCGTTACAAGCTCGTTAGCATTAAGCCCGAGGAAGCTGCGGCTGCACTTGAGCTTTGGGTGTTTAACACTAAGACACGCAAACTAGGCGTTTATGTTGCAAGTGAAACTGCGGCATTGAGTGTTAAGGGAACAACTATCGTTAACTACAACGAAGCTAAGAGCGTTGCAAAGACACTTCGTAAGCCCGAAGAGCAGTTAAAGGATGCAAACAAGTTGCCCAAAACTAAGTTGCGGAAATTGTTTGACGATGTTAACAGCATTGAGACAAAGTTAAACGGCAGAATCAATGCAGACATTATCCTGCTCAAAGCATACACTTAAAAATAGGGGCGTTATGCCCCTATTCTTTTGGCCATTTATCTAAGGGGCACTCTGCAAATTTCAAATATGTTTTAACAGGAAGAAAACATCCGCAAGCCTTACAGAATTTAAAGGCAGTCATTTTCTTGCAACTATTGCATATCTCTATGCGTTGTTGTCGCAGAGACTTACTAACTTTCTCACGTTCTCTAACTTCGTTTTTATGTTCTTTATCGTGCCAATCTGGAATTCCTATCATAATACTATTTAATATTTGATTTCTAGCCTATAAAAACTGTATATTAAATACATTAGAGGCCTTTGACATTCATCCCTCTTTAAATATTCTGCATGTCATCATTTGAGGATTATTTGATGACAAAATACATTTCAACAAAAACATATAGACAGATAGGACCTGTAGCCTATAGACAGTGGCGGGCTGATAGTCACTGTCGTTTAGTACACGGATATGCACTCAGCTTTCATTTTGAGTTTGAGTGCGATACGCTAGACGCTCGTAACTGGTGCATGGACTTCGGCGGCCTGAAACCACTAAAAGCATTGCTAGAAGATTGGTTTGACCATACGTTGTTAGTTGCACAAGACGACCCAAAGCGTGATGAACTATTGCGACTCGGTACGCTAGGGCTTGCAAAAATCACGGAGGTTGAAAAGACTGGTTGCGAGGGTTTAGCGGACTTTTTATACGAATACGTTAATACAATCTTTCTTCCCAATTATGGAGCAGAAGAAGCTGCACGTATTTGGTGCTGCAAGGTAGAAGTTCGCGAAACAGATTCCAACATGGCTATGCGTGTCGGACATAGGGAGGATAAAGAGTTTGATTAATATCCATGGTACTCCAGTAGATAATTCTCTACCATTTATTCTCATAGCAGGTCCTTGTCAGATTGAGAGCAGGGATCATGCTCACTACACCGCGGCTGCTATTAAAGAAATTTGTAAAGAGATAGACATTAAGCTCATTTACAAAAGCAGTTTTGATAAAGCTAATCGTAGCAGCATTAACGGCAAGCGTGGTATCGGTATTGAGCAAGGGTTAGATATCCTACTTGAGATTAAGAAAGAACATGATCTTCCAATACTAACAGACGTTCATGAAGTTTGGCAAGTTGACCAGGTTAAACATGTTGCAGACATTATACAGATTCCTGCGTTTCTTTGCAGACAGACGGATTTGTTACTTGCTTGTGGAAATTCCGGAAGAACAGTTAATGTTAAGAAAGGTCAGTTTCTTGCACCACATGATATGAAAAATGTTGCTGCTAAAATTGCCAGTACAGGTAATGAAAATATTATGTTATGTGAGCGCGGAACTAGTTTTGGATATAACAACCTTGTTGTTGATTTTCGCGGACTAGAAATTATGAAAGAAACAGGCTATCCTGTAATTTTTGATGCTACCCATTCTGTACAACGTCCTAGTGTTAATGGAGAAAACAGCGGCGGCGATCGTCGCATGGTTTATCCATTAGCTAAGGCTGCTTGTGCTATAGGGGTTGCTGGTCTCTTTATGGAAATGCATGAGGATCCAGATCGTGCTCCTAGCGACGGGGCTAATATGATACATATTAAAGATGCCAAACGTATCTTAACTGATCTCAGAAAGCTAGACCAATTAGTAAAAAACAATTAACAAATAATACTAAAACTATTGCCTGCTTAAAATGGGGCAACAAGTATACAGCTCAATATGTCAATGCTCTTTACAATATGTGTAAAAGGCATTGCACTATTGACTTTAATTTCATTTGTTTTACTGATGATATTAAAGATATAAATCCAGAAATTACAATTCATAGACTGCCGCCACTTCCTCTACATAGTTGGTGGTTAAAAATGTATATCTTTAACAAAGATGCTGGTTTAACAGGTGACATATTGTTCTTAGATCTTGATATTGTTATTTTTAATAACATAGACAAACTATGGCAGTTTAAACCTGCTAACTTTTTGTTAATAAGAGACTTTACTAGGCACGTTAATCCTGGTTGGGATCGCTTTAATAGCAGCGTTTTTAGATTTAATGCTGAAAAGAATCAATGGATTTGGGATAAGTTTTTTACCGATCACAATAACATTATGAAAAAAATGCATGGTGATCAGGACTATCTTTTTTCTATCCTAAAAGGATATGCGTTATATTGGCCTGACGAATGGATTCAAAGTTACAAGTGGGAAATGCGAGAAAAGAATGAAATACAGCTTATCGATGGTAAAAGAAACTTTACTACAGTAAGAAATCCAAAAATACTTCCAGATGGCTGTATAGCCGTTTTTCATGGTGAGCCAAAACCTTTAGACAGTAGAGATCCTTGGGTAATACGGCATTGGCAGTAGTTGACAGAATCCAATCTTATAGCTATAATCATACTATGACAAACAAGATCGGCTTTTGCTGCAAATACGTTACACATGATGCTAAGAAAGGCATTGTTTCTATTCCTCGGCTTAATACTTCAACTACTACTGTTGCATGGCTTAAGAAACATAATTCAGAAATTGTTGAACAGAAGCTGTGGGACTTAATGGTCCATAATATCGAATCTATTAAGCTCTTAGTAAAAGAGGTTGGCACACTACATGAGCAACTAAGAATGGTTCGCTTATCTAGCGACATTCTACCTGTCTATACTGAACCCAACTACCGTTACTTTTGGCAACAAGATTATGTAAGATCATATGCTGAGAAACACTTTGCAGAAGTTGGCAATCTGGCTCGCCAACTTGGAGTACGACTCAGTTTTCATCCTGGCCAATTTTGTGTGCTTGCTAGTGATAGTGATGATGTTGTTACACGTTCTATAGAGGAGTTTGAATATCATGTTGACATGGCTCGTTGGATGGGTTTTGGCAAGTCCTGGCACGATCACGGTTTTAAGATCAATGTACATATCGCTGGTAGGCGTGGCCCTAATGGCATTATTAATGTTTTGGATGCCCTTAGTCCTGAAGCTCGGAATCTTATTACTATAGAGAACGAAGAGATTACACACGGACTAGATACTGTTCTAGAACTAGAGAAACATTGTGCTATCGTTCTAGACATACATCATCACTGGGTCAAAACTGGTGAGTACATTAATCCTAATGATGATCGTGTTAAGCGTGTTATCAACAGCTGGCGAGGTGTTCGTCCGGTAGCACACTACTCTGTAAGCAGAGAAGAGCATCTAACAGAAACTATTTTAAAAAATAATGAAATGCTGTTGGATCTCGACGAATTGCTTAAAACTGGTCACAACAAACAGAAGCTTCGCGCACATTCTGACTACTATTGGAATTCTGCTGTTAACGAGTGGGCATTAGGCTTCTGGGATAATTTTGATATCTGTTGCGAGAGCAAGGCTAAGAACTTAGCCAGCTTTGCTCTCCACGAACAGGCTACTAAGCGGTCTTCTTCGGACGCCCTGCTTTTTTCTTAGGAGCAAGCACTACAACATTACCTGCATCTACTACAGGCGCTGGAGCTTCTGCTACTGGCGCTTCTTTTTTCTTAGCAGGTGTCTTTTTAACTGGTGCCTTCTTCTTAGCAGGTGCCTTTGATTTTATTTCTACAACTTTAGTTTCTTCAACTTTTATTTCATTTACCGACTCTGCCTTAGGAGTGCCGCCACCGAAAATATTTTTTAACCATCCAAACATAGATGTCTCCTTTATAGAGTTTATTTATTAAGGAATAAATATAGTAAAGCAGGGTTGGATTGGAGCCAAAATGGGTAGACAAATTGTTAATATAGGTGTCGAAGGCAATGATGCGTCTGGTGATCCTATTAGAGCAGCGTTTAAAAAAATAAATGACAACTTTAATGAGTTATATTCGGCAGTTGGTCAAGGCGCTGGCATATCCTTTACTAATTTAAGAGAAGGCCCCGATGAAATTGTTCCTTCTTCTATTCTTATAGCAAATGTTGCTGCAAACAAATACATTTCTAAAACATTAGAAGGACAAGGTATCACTATTGATAATAGTGATCCAACCAAAATGAAATTTATTTCAACTGCATCAAACTTATCAAACGACATTGCTCCTGCATTAGCGAACGATTTAAATGCTGGTACTTTTACCATTTATAGATTATCTAACCCTAGCACACTACTTGCAACTCAATATAATGTTAATATCGACTCGTTTGCTATTAATAAAGGTTATGCTGATAGCAGATACCTACAGTTAGCCGGCGGAACTATGACTGGACAATTGATTCTTTCTGGGCCAATCTCAGGTGGAGACAATCCATTAATTGCTACTACTAAAGAATATGTAGATACATTATTTCTTAATAACATCGGTCCAACTGGTCCAACTGGTCCAATCGGATCAGCAGTTAATATACAAGGATCAGTAAATTCAGTTCCTGAGCTCCCAGGCTATCCTTCAGGATATCTTGGAAATATAGGCGACGGATACTTAGTCGGTGGCGATTTATGGGTATGGTCAGGAAGTGGTTGGGATAATCTCGGTAATATCCAAGGACCACAAGGTACTACTGGTCCTATAGGTCCAACTGGTCCAATCGGATCAGCAGTTAATATACAAGGATCAGTAAATTCAGTTCCTGAGCTTCCTGGGTATCCGTCAGGATATCTTGGCAACATAGGTGATGGATATCTAGTCGGTGGCGATTTATGGGTATGGTCGGGCGGCGGGTGGGATAATCTCGGTAACATTCAAGGTCCGCAAGGAAATATCGGTCCAACTGGACCGTCGGGACTACAAGGTGCAACTGGTCCAACTGGACTAGCAGGCAATGTTGGCCCAACTGGTCCAACTGGAGAAATGGGTCCAGGTGTTTTAATTCAGGGATCAGTAAACACATATACAGAACTTCCTGGGTATCCATCAGGTTATATGGGAAATATAGGCGACAGTTACCTAGTCGGTAACAGTGGTGATTTATGGTCATGGACTGGAGGTGGATGGACACAGGCCGGAAATATACAAGGTCCACAAGGAACAGTAGGCCCCACTGGACCTACTGGGTCATTCCAAAGTTACAATGATTTTACAACATTCTTTGAAGCTTGGGCTGCTCAATTGCCTACTACGCCTGGTTCACCTGGCCAAGCATGGAATAACAATGGTGTAATAACAATTTCTTAAGAAAAGGTAAACAATTATGGCAATGAGAATAATTAACATCGGTAACCGTTCAAATGATGGATCAGGTGATGACTTACGTACTGCCTTCCAAAAAGTAAACGAAAATTTTTACGATATTCAGTTACAAGGCGGTCAAGCAAACACTATATCAAATATAGGATTAGGTGTACCTCTATATAAAGAAAAAATCGGTGTTGATTTAAGATTGAAGACTCTTACAGCAGGGCCTGGCATTAGTATTACAGGTAATCCTAATGATGTTCTTATATCAAATACCTATAACATGATTGTTACTGTTAATTCTCAGAACGGATCATTAACTGCTTTAACTCCTACCCAATCTCTTAACATTGTAGGTGATCGAGGTATTACAACATCTATAACTGATAACACTTTAACAATATCTGATACAAAGAATATGATCACTACTGTACGAGGTGATACTGGTATATTAGTTGCAAGTAGCCAAACACAGTCGATTAGCTTCGTTGGTGGTACTGGAATCACTACAAGCATCAATGGTACCACTTTAACTATTACAGGTAACGATTATACCTTAAGTAACGATACTAACCCTACCCTGGCAGGTAATTTAAATCTAAACGGGTTTGATATTATCGGAGATTCTTCATCAAATGTTACAGCAAATGCATTTTATGGAAATTTTATCGGAGATGTAATTGGAAATTTAACCGGAAATGTTACAGGGTTAGTATATGATCACGACATTCGTCAGATACATGACACTCTTTATACATTTGACTTTGGTCTAATTAGCGGAGTTGTATATACTCCAGCACAATTATTTTTATTGCTTACAGTAATTGATATGGGAACCATGTATTCTCCGGCCGAATTTACTATCGACGGTGGCCCATTGGCTGATGGCCCGGTAATCTTATAACTCCTAATGCGATAAATATTGCATAGGAATTAAAAACATGGCTAAACCACAATGGACTTATCCTTCGAGAACTAGTTTAGGAATAATACAAGAACGACGACAAACAACTATTCCAGTCTTAGTTTTTGATAATGAAGATAGAAGTACTGTTGAAACTATAAATTTTGAAAATTTTGTCGATTCAACAATATTACCAAATTATAGTAACGATAAGTTCTTCTGGATACAAAGTATAGGTTTAGCACAAACTCCTTGGTTAGGAGAAGGTGCTGATTGTACTAGATATAGTCCAAAAGCACAGTCTTATGTTTTTAAATTTCCAAGAGATCAAATTACAATCGACGGTGAGAGTACAACTGTAGTTCCAAGAAGAAACTTCTATAAGGACAAAGACAACAATCTTCAACCATTTGTTGTAGATGAGTTTTTTGGTGTAGCAATTAACGGTGTTCCATTTAAAAGCCCTAAAACTAATAGAATTGTTCGTATGGGTGAAAAGTATTACACAGAAAACTCTTACATAATGCCATGCCAGGAGATATTAGGTGGCTTACCTTACAGCATTGGCCCGAATCAGTATCCCGCAAATGACTATTTTGTAGATGGATCTGGTGTTATTGAGAGTGATAGAAAGTTTTTTTATCAGTCAGATCCAAGATTGTTGTACAGTAAGGATCCAACTAAGCATAGTCCCATAATAGGATATGCATTTGATGGAAACCCTATATATGGACCATTTGGATATGCTGATCCTTTACCACAAACTGAAACTGATCCTGCTACTGGAAAACTTAGAATACAAGGTAATCCTGCATTAAAAGTTATGAAAAGCAGTTATCGTTTAACAGAAGTTCAAAGAGAAAACCATACCTTACCAGATGGAACTTTTATAGAAGACTTTGTTTATCAATCTGGGCTAGGTGACTTAGATGAACATAATGGTCGATTTTGTAAAACACCAGAATACCCAGGCGGAATTTATGCATACTTTATTACTGTTGATCCCGATGATGTAAACTTGCCAAGGTACCCTTATATACTTGGTCCTACGTATTACGAAGAGCCATTATTACCTAACGGTGAATTTAAATTTCCTGGTGATATCAGCTTAGAAGTAATTTCAGGTCAAATACCAAGAGGTATGAGAATTGAGGGATTAACAATTACTGGTGTTCCTTTTGAAGTTGAAAATATTAAGCAATTTCGATTTGTTTTAAGAGCAAGAAATGCAGACGGTTTCTCTGATCGAACATATACCCTAACAGTTGACGGGCCCGATAGTCCTGTGTGGGAAACTCCCACCGGTGATTTAGAAATAGGAACTAGAGGCACTAGAACTGATGAAGAAATTGGAATACTCGATATCATAGCTGTTACAGGTAATACAGCAATTAAACTTACCTCAGTGATTGATATACAAAGAGACAGTGTTGTAACATGTCCAGACTATCCTAATTCTATAGCATTAAGTACATCGGTTGTAAGTATTAACTCTATTACTAAAACATTAACACTAAGTAAACCTTTAATTGGTGTTATTCCAAACGGTACCGAATTACTATTCAAGTATACTCGCTATCATAGCAATCTGTATGTACTAGATAATCAATATGTTAACTATCAACTTAATGCTGTTGATTCCGATACTGCTACAGGATCTAAATTAAAATACTATATTCCACCTCGTGGAGGTGTATTACCGCCTGGATTAACATTGTCAGAGGATGGTGTAATATCTGGATTCACTGAAGCGTTGTTAGCAAACGAACAAGTTGAATTCAACGGTAATTACGATATGCAACTCTACGATAAGTATGGCTACGACTATGGCGTTAGACCATATAACGGATTTGATAGTTTCTTATATGACACTGTGTTTTACGATTACAGTGATGCCAGTGTTTCACCAAGAAAAATTAACCGCTATTATCAATTCATTGTTAGAGTTACAGACGGCATAAACTATAGTGACCGAAGATTCCGTATATTCTTAGTAGGTGATGACTTCTTCAGAGCAGACGTTACATACATGAACGTTGGAAACAGTACATTTACTGCTGATTCTACGCCAATACGTGCTCCATTCTGGTTAACACCTAGCTATCTTGGACGTAGAAGAGCTAATAACTATATAACAACATACTTAGATGTATATGATTCATCTACACTAAGTGGACAACTAGCATATGTATTAGATCCTGTTAATAACGACGGGACACCTAGTCAACTTCCGCCAGGGATGAGGTTAGACCAAATCACAGGTGAGATTTATGGAGATGTTCCATATCAACCGGCTGTGACTAAAACTTATAAATTTAGTGTTAGAGCTATAAACTACGATAACAATAATCCTCTTCACACTTATGCTAAACTGTCAAAAAATACAAGTAAGGCAGGAAGAAATATCCTTTATCTTAACGATGTTTTAAACTTACAGCTGAACAGTTTAGTAACCCAACCACCGGGAGCAAAGTATATTACTCCCGGATCAATTATAACTGCTATTGATCCTATAAACAATACTGTAACACTTAATACATTAATACTACAGGATATACCTGCAGGACAAAAATTCTTGTTCAACTATCTTGTAAGTTCTGCTAAAACATTCACCATTGATATAATGGGAGAAATTGATAGCACTATTAGATTTATTACTGCTGGCGATTTAGGAACTATTCCTGCTAACTTTATTAGTGAGCTTAACGTAGAAGCCGTTACAACTGTTCCAAATGCTACATTAAGTTATTCATTAGTTGGAGGTAAACTACCCCCTGGGTTAACTCTTGTTAGTGATGGAACAATACAAGGAAAAGTTAATCAATATGCTACAGAAGATACCCCAGGCTTAACAACATTTGACGGAGCTACAACTACAATTGATAGAGGTAGCACAACTATTGATAGACAGTTTACTTTTATTGTGCTTGCACAAGATCAATTCCAGTATAGTGCTGTTACAAAGATATTCACTGTAACTGTAACTACACCAAATGATTTACTTTACAGTAATATATTTGTTAAGCCATTCCTTAGTCGCGAAAAGAGAGAAACACTTAGTGGATTCTTCAGTAATACCGATATCTTCGAATATAATTTATTATATAGACCAACTGATCCAGAATTTGGTATTCAATCCCAATTAAAAATGTTAGTCTATGCAGGAATTGAAACTAGAAAAGCAGAAGAATATGCTGCTGCACTAGGAAGAAGTTCTAGAAAAAAATATCGATTTGGAAGGGTAAAGAAAGCTGTTGCTAAAACTCCTGGAACTAATAAAGTAATATATGAGGCTGTTTATGTTGAAGTCATTGACGATCTCGAAAACAGTAAAGGAAGTGTTTCTAAGGAAATAATAACTAGATTCACTGATTCTCCAATTACTGTTAACCAAAGTACAAGAGATCTTTGGGATAGTGAAATAACTGATAATAACATAGCACAATCTAATTTAGATATTTTGAACCGTATTTGGATGCAGGATAACATCATGACTGCTGATTTTTCTGGACAACTAGTTAGTGACATTAATAAAAGCAACGTTTTCGGAAATAGCACCACTAATATTAGAGGTGAGATTTCAAAACTAGGGGAAACAGAAAAGAACTTCCGTCCACTATGGATGAGAACTCCACAGTCTTTTAGTGGTATTGCAGAACGTTATGTTAAAGGTATTGTATTGTGTTATGTTAAACCAGGCAATGGTGATAGAATTATTAACAATATAAAGAATTTAGGTGTTGATTTTAAGAGTATAGACTTCACCGTTGATAGAATCATAATTGATTCTGTTAAGGATGAACAAGGCGATAAATATATCGCATTTGGAGCAAGAGAGATTATTAATGGCTAGTAATATTGATTTTATAAGTATTGACGCAACATATCCTATCGCAGGAAAAGATAACGATAGTCAAGGATTTCGTGATAACTTTTCTATTATAAAGAATAACTTTGCAACAGCAAAAGGAGATATAGAAGATCTCCAAATGAATACTGCTAGACTAGATGTCGGTACTGTTGATTTTAACAATAATACAATCACTAATGTAAATCTTCTTGCAGTTTCGCAAAAAGTTTATGATGCAGGCCCTGTAAATAGTTCTACAACAATTGATTACAAAAGCGGGCATTACCAAGCATTTGTTGTAAATTATGGAAACGTTGATGATCCTGTAACATTTACTATTACAGGATTTCCTGCTATAACCGATCTTTCTAAAATCACTGTAGAGCTAACTGCAGATAACACTAGTAGATATGTAAAGTTTGTAATCGATGGTGCATCAACAATTCTAAAAAGTTCTAGAATTCCAGCTGGAGCATCGTTCCTTGTAGATAGTTCTACTAATCCGATTATTTTTGAGTTTTGGACAAGAGACAGCGGTAGTACTGTATTCTGTGATTATCTTGGAAAATTTACATAATGCATCCTTTACAGCCTAATATTACTGGACTTACTGATCAAGAATTAGAAAACAAGATCAACGAACTTTCTCGTAAGTATTTCCAGGCTATTAGGTTTGTTCCGGGCGCTGCTCAACAAATAGCTATGATGATTGACGGATATAAATGGGAACAACAAAGAAGACTTGTCGAGAAATCACTTAGACCTAACGACGATACTCCGTTTGACGATCTTATCAAAATCGACTAATTGACTTCTTTGTTGCTGTATGCTAAACTATTTTTATGACTGAAGAAATTATCCCACACTCCTGGTCCGTTAACTGCAACTGTATGGTGTTTGTTGACGACTTACTATTAATCAACCATTATAACTTTGAAGTTGGATTTGACACTGTAGCATCAAATCCAATTCTACATGATGTTGCATTTGAAAAAGTTCAAATGTTTTTTGATATCTTGTTAACCAATAATATTGTTATTGGTAAGAAAGATTTTATCGAAAAGCGTCCACCTATAGAAAACAATTTTATTGAGCTTCCAGATTTGCTTAATGATCAAACACTAGGATCAGTAATTTTTTCTAAGTTAATGGCTATCGTAGGAGATGATCTCTCAATTGAATATGTTAAAATTTCTAGCGACTTAGGACGAAATGTTCGTTATACTATCGATAATCATTCACCCGAGCTTCATGTACTTTTACCAGAAAAAGATGACTGGTGGGAAGATGAGGATATTAAAAGCCAACCCTGGTGGATGAGACCAGATACTGCTACATATGACGAAGTTATTAAAGGTGAAGACATTTATGCTGGTGAATTTAAGTGGGATGAACATTTTGAAACTGAAATTGAAAAAGCTAAAAGTTTAGATGTTAAAAAGAGTAAATTTGAAATTATTCGAGGCGGAAAGGATGAAACTAAACCAGCTTAACGAGCCTATATTTTCTAGTAATGATTTAATACTTGAGATATATCGTGGAAATCTAAATAAAATTAACCAAGCAAAGGTTGATTTTAATGATTCTGATATTATAAATTATCTCCAATTTGTTGCAGATAATAATTTAATAGACTGGCCGCTACCTAGTCAAAATTTAGGTAGCGAAATTTCTCTTACAGAATATAATAATCTATGCCAGTCTAATTGGTTCATGCCCGACGAATATAAGAATTTTAACATCGAAGAGTATCTTTATTCGGTATGTATAAATGATAATGAAACTGAACGAGTAAAAAGTGAACTGATTCTTTTTAAAAAGCATAATATGATAACAGTTTTATGTTTCTTAAAGTTTTTGGTTGATCAAATGAGGGAAAATAAGATATTATGGGGTGTAGGAAGAGGGTCTAGTGTGGCTAGTTATTGTCTCTATCTTATTGGAGTTCACAAAATAGATTCGATTAAATACAATTTAGATATCAATGAATTTCTAAGATAGGAGATATCAATGAGTAGTGATGGTATTAGAAAAATGTATAGATCAATGCAGGGTAAATTAGTTGACATGGAGCTTCTTTCTCAGGCCAACGAGCTTGCCCCTGCTATTGGTAATATGCGTGTTAATGCACGTGGTGACGAATTAGGACCTGGTGGTAAAATTATTCGTAAAAGAGAAGATATTATTGCCGAGTATTATGAGAATAATCCTAATGCAGTTCCGGAAGAGAGAATGCCACTTAAGCCTAGTCCCCAGAGATTAAGCGGAGGAAACGAAGAGTAAATGAATAAAAACATTCGTGCAATAAGAAACCATGTAATTGTTGAAGATATGGAGTTTGGTGAACAGCGAACTCCAGGGGGAATTATTATTGTCGATGATGACGGGAAGCAGCATGGAATCAAGCCTAGATGGGCTAGAGTCTATGCTGTTGGCCCTGATCAAGAAGATGTAAAGGTCGGTGAGTGGGTTTATATAGAACATGGCCGTTGGACTCGCGGATTCAATTTTGAAAGAGATAATGGTACAATTTTAACTTTGCGTAGAGTCGATCCTGAGTGTATATTACTGCATAGTGATGAGAGACCTCAAGACACTTATACAGCAAGTGAGTAAAATATGAACCACGTTGATCTTAATAGATATCAAGACTTTGTTTATGCTGTTACTAGCGAAAACAGTAAAAATATCGATGCTTTGATTGAACATCTTAACAGTCTAAAGCAACAGAATAATGTTAACATCAGTCTTTTAATGACCGGTGCTATTGGACTTTCTAGTGAAGGTGGCGAGTTTAACGAGATCGTTAAAAAGATCTTATTTCAAGGTAAGCCGCTTAACGAGGACAATATCTTCCATATGAAGCGTGAACTAGGTGACATCATTTGGTATTGGGTTAATGCCTGTAAGGCATTAGGACTTGATCCAAATGACGTTATCGCAGAAAACGTCGGAAAGTTAGAATCTCGTTATCCTGGAGGCCACTTTGATGCCTACTACAGTGAGAACCGTAAGGAAGGCGACCTCTAAATGAAACTTCCAACTGCCCCAACGGGCATTAGTACCTTGGGAGCAACTGGTATTGCTCTCATGGTACTTCATATTTTAGGACATCTAGACGGATGGGTTTGGCCTGTCCTTTATATTATGTTAATATTAATGGGGATAGGACAGGAGAATCGCAAATGAAATGGTTTTTTAGATGGCTTACTAACAAATTAAATGAGACTGCATACGTAGACTATCCAGTGCCTGCTACTAATGCCGTTATGATAAAGGAATCAACTAATAGGCCTTCCTCCAACGGAACGAACATCAACGTATGGTCTGCCACTGGCGGATATATTGTTGAGTTCCGTAAGTATACTGAATATAAAGAAAATACCTCTAATATGTATATTATTTCAGCAGATCAAAATTTTAGTGAGAGCTTAACTAAGATTATTACCCTGGAGATGCTGCGTTGAAGGAACTTTGGGTAGAAAAGTACCGTCCGAAGGAAATTCAGGATTATGTGTTTCGTGATGAAAATCAGAAAGCACAGGTAGAATCGTGGATTAAGGAAGGAAGTATTCCGCACTTAATCTTTTCTGGTTCTGCAGGAATTGGCAAGACTACTCTTGCTAAAATGCTTATTCATGCACTAGATATCAATCCATTTGATGTATTAGAAATTAACGCATCTAGAACAAATGGTGTTGACGAAGTTAGAGACAAAATTGTTAAGTTTTCTCAAATTATGGCGTTTGGATCTATTAAAATAATCTTGTTAGACGAGGCTGATTATCTTTCTGTAAATGCTCAAGCAGCATTGCGTGGTGTTATGGAAGAATATCATTCAGTAGTTAGATTTATTCTAACCTGTAACTACCCACACAAGATTATTCCAGCTCTGCATTCACGCTGCCAAGGCTTTCATATTGAAAGCGTAGATAAGGACGAGTTTACTGCTCGAGTTGCTACTATTCTTGTTAACGAGAATGTTGACTTAGACTTGGACACTCTTGATACCTTTGTAAAAGCAACATACCCAGACCTTAGAAAGTGTATTAACCTTGTTCAGCAAAACTCAGCTACAGGTACACTAGTAGCCCCTGCTAAAGGAGACAAAAGTGCTGCCGATTGGCGTATAGATATGGTACAGTTGTTTAAGGCAGGTAAAATACAAGACGCCAGAAAGCTGATCTGTAAAAGTGCCAAGCCCGACGAAATGGAAGAAATCTATCGCTGGTTATATGACAATCTTGAATTAATTAGTGAAGATGAAATTATACAAGACAAGGCTATCCTTATCATTAAACAAGGACTAGTTGATCACGTATCAATTGCTGATGCTGAGATCAACCTTGCTGCTACGCTCATTCGTATTGCGAATCTAGTAGAAAAGTAAGGGCATTACGCCCTTACCTTAAGCATCACCGTAAATATCTAATATTTCCTTGACCGCAGGATGTCGCTCAATATCCTTTTGTCCAAAGTTGACTATGTCAACATACTGTAGGTTGTTTTTAGTCTTGAGAAGTCTGATAAATTCAATCAAACCATTATCCTCAATTCGGTCCGCTTGTTTCAAATCGCCGGTTACTACCATTCTACTATTGTCACCTATACGTGTAAGTAACATCTTCATTTGATTCGGTGTAGCATTTTGCATTTCGTCTGCAATTATAAAAGCATTTTTAAATGTTCTCCCTCTCATGTACGCAAGTGGACTTACCTCGATTACGCCCTCAATGAGCATACTCTGTATTTCCTTAGCATAGTAATATTCTGCAAAGACATCAAATATTGGGCGTGTCCATGGTTCCATTTTCTTATTAAGATCGCCTGGTAAGAATCCGTGTTGCTCGTCAACGCTTACTGCAGGACGAGTTACAATAATCTTATCAATTTTCTTATCTTTTAGAAGTTTAATGGCTGTTTGAGTTGCTAATAGTGTTTTACCAGTACCTGCTGGACCTACAGCAAATAAAACGCTGTTGTTTGGATCTTGTAGTTTTAAGTAGTATATCTCTTGTGATCTATTTCGAGGTATAATACGTACTGTTTTTTTCTTTTCCGGGATATATTCTTGTAGATTTATTATGTTGTTATTCTGTTGCTGAAATTGTTGAAATTTCTTTTGTGCTCTTTGTCTGGACAAATGCAATGCTCCTTCAAATTGCTTTGCAGGACACATATCCAGTTTAGGACATGCGTCCCACATAATTATTTAAGACTTAAGACAAAATCATAAGTGGATATATTAAGTTTTGAAGCGATAAATAACTAAAGCAGGCGAGTGCAAAAATGGTTGACGAAAAAGAAGTTATAAGAAACATTTCTACTCTATATGATAGTAATACAAGTCTACGTGTTCTTAAGGATTTTGAACGTGTTTTAGATGAATTGAATCTATACGTTTATAAGAACTGGGAAGAGGGCGAACTTATTATGGGCCCTAAGATAAGCCGTCACTGGGTTGAATGTTCTTTCATGTATAAGAAAGATGAAATGCCTGATCCTATAGGAGGTAAGAGACTTTTAGAATATAACTGCAAAGTTACTTACGCTAAAGACCATATAGAAAAGCCTCGCAAAATTGAAAATCCAGGTGATTTTAGACCAGTTAGTAAAAAAGGAAAAATGGATAAGATTCCAATTTGGATCGTAACTATTAAGATGCCTAAAGAATTAATGTTTGAAATTTTCAAAGGATCAATAAGAGGACAAAAGAATAATAAAGTAGATCTTGAAAGTTTCTATCAAGATACCGATACTGAACAAAATATGGGCGAAGAGAGCATAGATATGCCACCAAATGAACAGCCAATGGCCGGAGACGTTAATGCAACTATGTGAAGGACTTAAAAATAACGATCTTAATGATCGTATAAAGCCTGTTTTTGAAGTCGATGCTTATAAAAGCAAGATGGGCGAGGACCAGGATGTTGTAGTATTGTCATTTGAAGTTACTGGTCATCAAGCAGCATTAGATCTTGTTGATTTTGTGGAAAAGGGCTACAATTTTGTACTAGATGCCGACACTAGTACAGGTGAGGACGAGAATGGTAACTTTAAGGTATTTGTTGAAATTGAGCGTGGACGTAAGATTAGTGAAGAAATAAATGAAATTATGTACGGATTGTCTGAACTAACAGGACACACCGATTGGCGCTTTCGTTATTATAAAGATTATCGCAGCCAACCACTTGGTGAAATAACTACTATACCTAATACACCTGAGGATTATCAAAGAAAAATGGAAGGTATCTTCGAAAATGAGATGAGGTTTTTCTTTCGTAAAACTCCACTAGACTATTTGCTAATTGAAAATGATGTTATTACTTTTAAACGTTCTTTTGCAACTCCTGTTAGAATGAAAATGATCGAACATGGTACAAGAACTAATATTCTAAATGATCTTGCAGGTACTATTCGTGTAGACGAAAGTGCAATGAGCGAGACAATGTGGTTGACAAAGTATTTTGGTAACTATAATATTACCAAATACGGAGATAACTTTGTGTTTGAGAATGAAAATATTGCTTTTATTCTTAAACTCTTAAAATAAATATTCTCCTAATTTTAGGGAATAAGTATTACTATGAACCATTACGATACTTTAGGTGTAAGCAAAAATGCATCTTTTGAAGAAATAAAAGCTGCATATCGCAAACTAGCTTTAAAGCACCATCCCGACCGAGGTGGTGATCAAGTTAAATTCCAAGAAATAACTCATGCATACGAAGTTCTCAGTGATCCCGAAAAGAAAAGTATGTATGACAGAGGTGGTACTAACTACGGCAATAGCTCATTTTATGAATTCCGTAGCGGTAATCCGTTCCAAGGACAGCAAAATCCATTTGGTGCTGATCCATTTGAAGATATTTTTTCACACTTTGGCTTTGGCTTTCAAAGAGGCCCTCAAGCAAGGCCTAGAAATAGTGACTTACAAATAAAAATTAAGATAAGTTTGAAAGATAGTTTCTTAGGTAAAACTATGACTATCGATTATCCATTACCTAGTGGAAGGAGTCAGACTACTGAGATTAACATTCCTGCTGGAGTTGCATCAGGACAACAAATGAAGCTAGGGGGCATGGGAGATGACTCTATACCTGATGCTGGTAGAGGAGATCTTATAGTTCATATCGAAGTAGATCGTGACCCTATATTCCATAGAGATGATATGGCTATTGTAACTAGACTAGAAATCGATGTATTCGATGCTATGCTAGGATGTAATAGAATTATAAAGAATATCGATGACTCCGAGGTAGATCTTGTAATTAGGCCTGGAACACAAAACGGTCAGAGATATGCTTGCAAAGGATTAGGATTCCAAAACCTTAGATTTCCTAATGTTAAAGGTGATCTTATAGTTCATGTCACAGTGAAAACTCCTGTAGTAGTTGATTCTGGTATGATAGAAAAGGTAAAAAATTTAGCAGATGAAATTCGTAAAACACAAAAATAAGTATTGATTTAATTCGATACTTATTTTATATTATTAGTATGCTAGATATACAACTCGAACCCTTTCCGCTACTGCATATGCCAGTAGCAAAATTTGAATTTGATAAAGATACCAAAGAAATTGAGCAGCAGATGGTTGAAACCATGCTTGCAAACCGTGGCATCGGCCTTGCTGCTAATCAAGTTAATCTTCCATACGCTATGTTCGTTATGGGAGCTAATCACATCGAAGGTTTTATTAAGCCTACGCTGTTTATTAATCCTACAATTATAAAAGTCAGTGAAGAACGTAAACTAGATCGAGAAGGCTGTTTAAGTTTTCCTGGGTTGTGGCTAAATGTTGAACGACCTGCTTGGATTATTGCTGCTTATCAAGATCATGATCAAAAGTGGAATGAAATTAAAGTTGAAGGATATATGGCAAAATGCTTTCAACATGAGTTTGATCATCTCCACGGCGTATGTTACACTGACAGAGTAGGTAGAGTTAAGTTAGATATGGCCATAAAGAAAATGAGAAAGGGCAAACGATGATTTTAGAACCCAGTGAAGAACTTCAGAGAATTTATGATAAGGCAATGGAAATTGCCGTTTCTCATCATCATGAATATCTAACACTTGAACATATTGTATTAGCAACTATCTCAGATGAAAAATTCTTAGAATTCCTTTCATCTTATCCTGGTGATACAAATTATGTTAAAACAAACTTAGAACATTTTATCAAGACTAATCTCACAGATATTGTTAACGAGTCTCGAAAGGTAAAACCACAAAAGACTCAAACAGTTGAACGCTGCCTTAACCGTGCCTTTACTCAGGTATTGTTTAATGCACGACAGAAGATTGAGATAAATGACTTGTTCCTAAGCATTCTTAGTGAAAAGAAGAGTTATTCTGTTTATTATCTTAATAAAGCAGGATTTACTAAGGAAAAGTTCTCAGCATACGTCGATGAAGAATCCATTCACATTGACGAAGAAAACATTAACAGTGGGCAGATCGATAAGTTGTTAGCACAATACACGACCAACGTTAATCAGCAAGTAACTAAGAACAAAATCGATCCAGTTATCGGTCGTGAGACTGAGATTGAAAGTATTGTTTTAGCACTTGGACGTCGTAACAAGGCCAATGTTATTCTAGTTGGCGATCCAGGTGTTGGTAAGACTGCTATCGCAGAAGGGCTTGCTTATGAAATTGTTAATGGAGAAGTTCCAGAATTCTTAAAGGAACATACACTTTACAATCTCGACATTGCTGCTATGCTTGCTGGTTCTAAGTATCGTGGCGAGTTTGAAGAGCGTCTTAAGGCTGTCCTAAAAGCTATCGAAAAGAAAGGTAAAGCAATTATCTTTATCGACGAAGCTCACATGATGAATGGCGCAGGATCGAGCAGCAATAATCCAAACGATATGGCTAATATGTTAAAGCCTGCGTTGAGCAAGGGTGCAATCAAGGTTATTGCTTCTACTACCTGGGAAGAGTACCGTAAACACTTTGAAAAAGATCGTGCATTAATGCGTCGATTTCAACGTGTAACTGTTGATGAGCCAACTTCTGAAGTTGCTATTGATATTCTTAAGGGTATTAAGAAGTATTACGAGAAATTTCACCAGGCTGAAATTACTGACGAAGCTATTGAAGAATCAGTTAAGCTCAGTGTTAAGTACCTTGCAGACAAGAAGCTGCCAGATAAGGCTATCGATCTTATCGATCTTGCTTGTTCACGTTTTAAACTTGATGCTTCTAAGGAGCGTATTGTTACTAAGAAGAGCATTGAATTTGAAATCAGCAAGATGGTTAAGGTTCCTGTTGATACAGTTGCCGAAACCGAAAGCGAAGGACTTGCTAATCTTGAAGCTAATATGAAAAGCCATGTGTTTGGCCAGGAGGATGCAATCAATAAGGTTATTGAGAAGATCCTTATTGCCCGTGCTGGTCTTAAAGATCCTACAAAGCCAATTGGTAGCTTTGTGTTCCTTGGTCCAACTGGTTGTGGTAAGACTGAGACAGCAAAGCAACTTGCTGAGAATCTTGCAGTGAACTTGGTTCGTTTTGATATGAGTGAGTTCATGGAAAAGCACTCTGTGTCCAGGCTTATTGGTGCACCTCCAGGCTATGTTGGCTTTGATGACAATGCTGGACAGCTGATTACTAAGATTCAAGAGCATCCGCATTGTGTTCTACTTCTTGATGAAATTGAAAAAGCTCATCCAGACGTGTTTAATATCCTACTACAAGGTATGGACAATGGTAAGATCACAGGAAGTAACGGTAAGGAAGTTGATCTGCGTAATGTCATTCTTATTATGACTTCGAACCTTGGTGCTAGAGACGCCGAACGTGCTACTATCGGCTTTTCGATTGAAGATCGATACAATGACGACGACGAAGCTGTAACGAACTTCTTTGCTCCAGAATTCCGTAACAGACTTGATGGTATTATTAAGTTTAATAAGCTAAACAAGGACAGTATGGAAATGATTGTTCGTAAGTTTATTAAGAGTCTTAATGCACTTATCAGTGAAAAGAACGTTCGTGTACTTGTGTCAAAGGCAGGAATGGATCTTTTAATCAAGAAAGGCTTTGATCCTAAGATGGGCGCTAGGCCGTTAGCTCGTGTTATTGAAAATGAAATCAAGAAACCACTGAGTAGAGAGATGCTTTTTGGCTCACTAAAGAACGGTGGTGTAGTAGAAGTTGACACTAACAACAATGATGTTAAACTAGTATTCAGAGGCAGTGATGAAAATACAGAAAACGAAGAAGCTCTACTACCGTTCGTTTCCTTATAAGGCAACGTTCAGGAAAATTGATTGGATCATTGCTGGGCTACGTTTTAAGCCCAGCGACATTCGAAAGATTAAGAAAGGCCAAATAGGTGATTGGGGCATGATTAATCGTGCCGCCCATCTTTATCCAGATAAAGTTTGTGCTCTAATCGAATATTTCGAAAAATTTAATAGAGAAGACATTCGAATTAGATACGAGTGGACTGCATCTATCTTTTTCAAAGATCGCAAAATTATTGATGAGATTAATGCACTTAATCTTGATTCAGGTTCTATTATTGAAACGCTATGGGAACCAGCAGACGAGGCTTCTCTAGAGTTTTTACTCTCAAACGAACGTGTTGAGATCAAGAAAGATCTAACTCATGGATGTCGCTATACTGTCTTCCTAAAAAACTTTGATAAGTTTCTTCCTGATGCTAGATTAAAATTTTATAACCTTGCAAAAACCCACCCTGAGAACATTATTCTAACGGACAGTATGAAAAAAGGACTTAAGAGACCTAGTCCATATTACTGGGGAGTGCAATATTTCTATGTAAAGGACAGTAAATTCTTGTTAATGGTGCAAATGATTTTACAACCATTTATTAGAGAAGTTGTAAAGACTATGACTTATAACGAAATCGAAGAAAATGTCCAGTCTAGCTGAATACATAAAGAAAACATACGGTCACTGTGAATTAAACGAATGTAAATGTTTAAAGCTCAGTGACTACGAACGACTGCTTTGCAGTAATTGGGTTGCTAGTACTGCAAAGTCTTGGGAAGAACTGCTTGAATATCAAAAAAGGAAGAGAACAAATGACAAATAACTCTACTGAAATTACTAAGATTCTTATTGAGAAGAAATTGCTAACTGAAGGTATGAGTATTAATGCTAAAATTCCAACACTTGGATTCGGTGGTGCTCCTATTTTTGTTACAAAGTATGGGAAAATTTCCAAGGTAAACGATGATAGCATCTCTGTTTATTACGAAGATCGAAAGATTAGAGATACAAAGTTTGAAGATATTATTGACATCGAAGGTATGGATATACAGAGGTATGCACAGGCATACAGAATTAAGGTAAAACCTAAAAAGACAAAATAAGCATACGCAATCTATCCTGCTCCAAAGATAAATATTGGAGCAGGAAAGATATGATATGGCCGCAAATAGCGTTATAATATTACCATCACAAAGTCATAATGCCGATAGCACCAACGGTTTATTAATTGGTGAAAAATTTAAAGGTGCTGGCTTTTACGGAATGGGGGACGGCTTTCATTCTGTACAAATTCAAGTAACAAATTTCACAGGAACAATCACTATACAAGGATCTTTAGCAACAGATCCTTCTGAACTCGACTGGGTTGATATTACCTTAAACGATCAAGGTGAGTACCGCGTAGATACAACCGGTTTTGTATCCATTGTTGGTATAATCAATAGTCTCGAATTAACAAATTCTAATCACAATAAAATTTATAATTTTGTAGGCAACTTTGTATGGGTTCGTGCTAAGATTTCCTCATGGGCTGACGGACATATTAATCGTATAATGCTTAATTTTTAAAGGTATTACAAATGGCCAATACATACAGTTGGGTTATATCACAATTAGATTGCTATCCAGAGCATGAAGGACTATTAGAAGTTATTTTTACAATTCACTGGAGAAGACAAGCAGATGATGGTCTAGGACATTGGGCTGATACTTATGGTTTACAAGAAATTACGGTTGATCCCACCGGTCCTTTTACTGCATATGCTGATCTAACTAAAGAACAAGTTGAAGGTTGGTTGGAAGATGCAATAGGTACAACTCGTATTGCTGAACTTGATGCAATTCTTGATCAACAAATACAAGCTCAGATCAATCCTCCTGTAATTCGTCCTGTATTACCTTGGACAGTTAATAACGATCCTCCGCCGCCATTAGTAGATGTACCACCTGAAGAACCTGTATAATCTTAAGTTTTAAAATGATTTTTACAGGATCTAATTAGTCATCCACTTTAATAAATATACTTAATATGACTATTATCGTCGAACTTATCTTTCAAAACTCAAGGTTGTACGAGAACTATCTGCTGGAGTTGCAGAGTCAAGGGGACAATTAAATGGCTAAACAATTAATTGATATAGGTAGTACAGAATTAGCAGGTGATGGTGAAAGTATTCGTTCGGCCTTTGGAAAAATTAACGAAAATTTCACAGAAATATATAATCTTTTAGAACCTAATAGTTTAAAAGAATTAACACAAGACTATGTTTCTGAGATGCTGTTAAACGGTGATCATCATGGAATATATGTATCTTATCCTGATGAAGAAAACAAATTTAACATAGTAGTAGAACAAGATTTAGACGGTGGAGCAGCCTCCACAATCTATGACAATGAAACAATATTAGATGGGGGCGGAGCATAACATGGCACGTAGAATACAACTAAGAAGAGATACAGCAGCAGCATGGTCGGCTGCTAATCCAACTTTAGGACAAGGCGAAATTGGTATCGACCTAACTAACAATAAGATTAAAATAGGAAATGGCACAACTGCCTGGAACAGTTTAGCGTATTGGGACGATAAAGTTACTGATATGTCAAATTTTGCTGGACATATTATTCCTGCTACAGACAATACCTACGATCTAGGGTCTCCAACTAATCAGTGGCGTGACATATTTGTTAGTAACGGTAGTATCTATATCGGCGATGTTAAACTTAGTAACAATGACGGACAGCTGGTTGTACAGCAAGTTACAAATCCTGGTGAAGTTTCAGAAGCCCCTGTACCAGATGCTCCAGGTGTTGTAACTACTGATCGTTTAGTAAATGGTGTTAATACATTTGTACTTAAAGATGACGGAACTGTAGAATTAAACGGTGAAAATTTTGTTAGCATCGGTCCACAAGGTGCAACTGGCCCACAAGGTGAATTAGGTCCAACAGGTCCACAAGGTGCAACTGGCCCACAAGGAATGGGCGGACCTGCTGGTATGCCCGGTCCATCGGGTGAAACAGGCCCAACTGGCCCACAAGGAAATTTAGGACCAACTGGCCCACAAGGTGAACCAGGAACATCTGGAACAGCTACTATTGCTAACACTAAGAAAGGTTGGATTGACCTAGTAGGTGATCGTCCTAATGAAAACGACGAAGCATGGTTTGAGTCAGTAGTTATACACGGCGATCATGCTTATGTTCTAGGGGGCGATTACTACACTGATAATAGCACAAACTTAACAAAGATATACAAGTTTGATTTAGAAACTGGTAATCAAGTATGGGTTAAACAGATTGTAACAGGACGTGATGCCTCATTTGATTTTGATATTACTAGTGAAGTAATTACAATAACTGCTATAGCCGGTGGCGGACTAGGATATATTGTAAATGAAGAACTACATTTCCCTGGTTGGTTATGGAATGGCAACGAAGCAACTAATCGCGTTACAGTAGTAGTTGATACTGTAGACGAGGTAACAGGTGCTATTCTTACAGCAAGTATCAAACCAGGTTATAACTTAACAGGCATATCAAACGGTACATTTACTGGACTAGTAGCAGAAAACAATAATGCTCAAGGCGATGTTAACAGTATTGCGTACGATTCATTTCTTAACAAACTCGTTGTAGTTTCAGAATATCGCAGCGGCCTAGGTGACATTAACCTTGATAGTTATTATACTTGGACTAATGTGTATGTTGTAGATCCTACTACTGGCAACGTAGATCAAGGAATAACACTAAGCACAGAAGGTGACGTCTTTGCTAACTCTATTAAACTAAAAAATACCCAAGGCGGTGTCGTTATCGTAGGCGAGAAGTACGGTGAGTTTAGACAGTTTGGTACGCTAATATTTTTACAGGCTTTTAATGGGTATTTTGACATTCTAAAATCAGATATTGATGCAGAACATTACCCAGGCAGCCCATTTGATTGGTATGGTGACTTCTGGTTATCAGGTACTGGTATTTCCACAATAAGCAATGTTGACGATGTCAATTACTACCAAAACCTTGCAGTTACAACCAGAGAAGGTAGCGGTGCTACGTTTAATATCTATGACGACGGATTAGGCGCATATTCTGTTCTAGGGTTTAGTTCAGCGCCTGGAAACAATTATCTTCCAGGACACAAAATTAAGATATTAGGTACAAGTCTAGGCGGGGCAACTCCTGCTAACGATGCTATCGTAACTATATCTACAGTTGATATAGATGGTATTATTACTGGAGCCACTGTAACAGGAACCGCTGCAGGATTGTCTCCAACAAGCTATGACGGAGTGTCAGGTACAAACTATAATGTAGGTTCAGGTGCTATATTCACTGCCTATGTTGACACTCAAACAGGCGCATTTAGTTATAGTGGATACTCAAACGGAGGATCTAACTATGTAGTAGGTGATGTGCTAACTATCGCAGGAACTAACTTTGCCAACGGTACAAGTCCCGCTAACAACGGCACTATGATTGTAGGAAGTATAGGAATTAGTGGAGACATAAACAGTGTAGTAGACGGGGCTATAACAGGAACTGCTCCAACAGACGCACTAAGAATTATTGTTAACGGTGTAGACTTTACTCCTTCAGACGGTTTATGGTCAATGAAACAGAATCTAGGCGGCGAAGCATTTGTTTGGACGCCTCTTTGGTCAAATGCTATTGGAGGACCAAGTGGAGATAGATTCTACGATGTGTGTTACAGTCAGGATGGTAACTCGATATTTGCTGTAGGTCGTGGACGTTACGAAACTGATTACGATCAGGCATTGGTTGTTAAGTTTAACGACGAAACAGGTGCTGTTATATGGGGCAAGGATATTAAATTCTCCGAAGCAACTACCTTTAATAGAGAAGCCCGTGCTGTATGCCTAGTGCCAGGAAGCTCAGATCTTATTGTAGCAGGTGCTTGGTATAATGATAACATATACGAAGACGAACTGGTTATAACCCGTATGACAGAAAATGGTGTTGCTGTTTGGCAAAAAACATATACATGGAACAACGACGGCAATCCTATGGACGTTGATTATGAAATCAGCCTTAGACCATTAGACGGAAACATTGTAATTGGTACAGAAATGAGTACTCCTATGCACAGTCGTGGTTTGGGTTATCTAGTTATTGATACTAGCGGTAATATATTATCTAGTAGAGTTCTAAGTTCTGATAGTAACTCAAACTACAATTATTACAACACACCAACACCTAACTTTGCAGATGTTTATACCGATGCTGCTGATAACGATTATCTAGTCGTAGCCGGTCATACCTATGTACCTACAGATTACTATTATAATGCTTTATTAGTTAAGTTACCACTCGACGGGTATAAGGATCTAGCACTAGGTGAATATGTCAGTATTGGTGAACATATTTTAGGCCGCTATTGGTGGGATATAACTACAGTAACTCCGGCTTTTGATAGTTTTACTGCTACGGAACATCTTAATACCGTTACTATAATAGGCGGTGAAAGAGATTACAAGAGTATAGATCCTGTTGGACAATTAAATGTATGGACCTTTAACATTACTAACGACTCAGACGGTTATCTAGAGTTTGGCGACGGATCAAAGCAGAGTTTTGCCACAGACAAGATTCCACAGATTCCAGCAGCCAATGACTACTATCTAACAGAACAAGATTCGGGTAAACATATATTCTTTGAACACGAAAATGGTAGAATATATATTCCGCACTGGACTGTAAAGAATCTACCTGTAGGATTTACATTTACTATTGTTAATACCACAGGCGATGATTGTTATGTAGAATGTGAGCCAGATCCTATTAGCGGTGATAACTGGGGGTTAATGAAACTAGCAGGACGTAACCTTAGTACTATTGCTGTAGGCATTCCAGATAGCGGTTCAGGGTCAATGGTAACACTCTTAAAGATAAAGAGCGGTTATTCAATGTTGAACAGCGATGCTGATACTGTATATCAAGATGTATGGATAGTCAGTGGACCTAGTGACCTCTACGATAATGATTAAGGAGCAGCCGTGAGTATTACACAAGCAATTATAGGCACTAATCTTACTATATCCGCAGGTGGCGGTGGTGGTGGTGGCGGTTCTGCTGCTGACTTTACTATCGAATGGTGGCAAAAGGTTGAGAATAGTAGCACCAATGCTCGTCCTTGGTCAGTAGGACTTTATCCCGTACAGAAGTTGAGTTTGAGTTATGAAAGTTTAACCAGCGACTACTTCTGGATCAATGATAGTTACATAATGGTTACTTCACAGAACCATGTAGGAGCAGGATGGCGTCATATAGCCTATGTGCGTTACAACGGAGTAGTTAGAGGTTATATCAATGGCACACAATACACTAGTGATGCTTCTGATAGTAATCTAATCACCGCTACAAATGTTCCGCTATATGTAGGTACAGGTGAACTTGCCGCAGGAAACTATAAGGGATATATTACTAACTTACACATTATGAAAGGGTTCGCCAAGTATACAGGAAACTTTACTCCAGCAACTAGTCCGTTAGTATCAACTACAGGAAGTGTGTTCTTAATGAGAACTTCCTCCGACGGAACAAAATATGCAGATTCTGCAGGCGGAAAGGTAGCTATTGGCGTAACTGGATTTCCTACCTGGAGTAGCGATTCACCTTTCACAGCGTTAGGTCCTTACACACAAGGCACTAATCAAAGCGGCAGCACACCAGGGGGATTGTATGTTATATCATTCACCGGTGACAACTACAATACTGATCTATTAAATGTCAAAGCAGGTTGGACTGTTACAGATGGAGTATTATCTGGCACAGTAATCGGTGATGCTGTTATAGGTTCTCCTGGATACATTGACATTCCAGTAGATTTTAATCCTATAGGAATTCATACTTGGACATTTACTCAACCTGGTCTTGGCAGCGTTTACTTTGACGGTGGTGCTTATTTAAACTATGGTGCTAGTGCCGATTGGGCCATAGATTCTCCATAATGCTCTGTTAAGAAATTATCTAGCAAGTGGGCAATATAATTTAAACTTTGTGTCATAAATACTATTGTTATGACAATATCAGCAGTAGAACTACTTGAACTTAATTTTCCTCTTTGGCCAGAAGAGTTACAACAGTTAAACGATTGTACTGGAGTTGTAAATTCTCCATCAATCAATGAACGTTATCTAAAATACAGTAATGGCCAACTGTCTTGGGTTGCTGGAAGACCTACAGAAATACCTATAGGGGTTACTGGTGCTAATGGTGCAACAGTTATTGATCGAAATAACAGAGAAATACATAAAATTATCCTACAAGGTGATGTTACTAGTTTTACTGTAACAGGGTGGCCACCTACAGGAACCTTTGCACGCTTAATATTAGAAATTAACAATACCGGGCCATATAGTATTTTAGCATGGCCAGCTGGAACTATTTGGGCTGACGGTATTATTCCTCCTTTAACACAAGGAGTTGGTGGCAAAGATCTTATTATATTATGCACATTTGACGGCGGAACAACAATATATGGAACTGTCGCAGGATACAATTATAGGTAACGGAGACTATTAATGGCTTTTATTTTTGCAGATAGTTTTGATTTTTATAATAACAGTAGTGGTGTAGCTCAAGTAATCCAAGGTGGCTGGACATCCTGGGGTGGCGGAGGCGGCCCTACTTCAGATGTTAGTAGATTTAACCTAGGAAGCTCTTATTCTGTTGCAGGTGGTGATAGAATTTGGAAAAACTTTGCATCACCGTCATCAAATACTGTTTTTATAGCATTTGCTACTCTTAGAGGACACGGATTTAGTAATAATAATACAAGTCAATATGTAACACTTTATGAAAACTCTACTGAGCAGGTTAGTGTTTGTTTTACCGGACTCGGATCAATAGTAGTTCGAAAAGGAGATTATAGCACTGGAGATGTACTTGCTGAATTTCCAAATGCTTTCGAACCCGGTGTTTGGCATCATTGGCAAATTAAGGTTGTGTTAGATACAGTATCAGGATCTGTTACAATACGTCAAGACGGTGCACCTACTAATACATACATTATTGAAAATGTAGATACTATGATGACCTTTTCAAACTTTGCAGATGCAGTTGAAATAGGCGGCAATAGCGATCCATATTACAATCGTTCCTATTTTGACGATTTCTTTATTATTGATAATACTGGGTCTTCTCCTAATGATTGGCCTGGGGATGTTCGTTGTATTCCATTAACTCCGATCTCAAACGGATCAACTGTAGGATTTACTCCACAAACTGGAAGTAATTATCAAATGATTAATGAGTTGCAACAAGACGGAGATACGACATTCAATTATTCAGGTACTCCTGGTACATTAGATCTGTTTAATACTCAACAACTTACAGTTACTCCTGAAAACATTTACGCTTTAACTGTTAAGGTTGTTGCAAGAAAATCAGATACAGCATACAGATCAGGTGCAACTGCATTAAGAATTAATAATCAGTTAGAAGTTGGTCAGACTAAGATACTTTCAAGTACATATACAGGATTGATTGATACTTACGTAACAAATCCAACTAATAGTATACCTTGGACATTAAATGATATTAATAATTTAGAAACAGGTTATACTGTAATAGAATAACGGAGATTTTCGATGGCTTTTCTTTTTGGTGATAGTTTTGATCTTTACGTTGCTGGAAACGTGCGTTACATAGGCAGCAGTAGCGGTGATATGGTAAATTACGGTAACTGGACTGGCACTAATGGTAATGATATTAGAGCCGATGTTAGTTATAGTAGATTTAATACAGGCAAAGGAATACAAATGTGGAGCACTAATTATGCTTGGAAAACATTTGATTCAAACAGTAGTGCTACTGTATATGCAGCATTTTCTTACAAATATTCAGGAGGTGTAGGCGGCTCTACTAGAAATGGCTATGTTTCATTCATGGATGGTGCAACTGTACAGACTACTGTTGCTTTTCTAGAAGACGGATCTATTGTTTGTTACAGAGGCGGGCTAAGTGACACTGTTATTGCAACTTTTCCATCTGCGTTTACTCCGCTAACATGGAACCATTGGCAGTTTGAAATTGTTATCGATCCTAGTGCAGGATCTGTAAAAATCCGTAAAGACGGTGACCCCAATGACACTTTTTCAGCAACAGGTCTTAACACACGAAACGGCTCAAACTCATATGCAACGGGTGTTAGACTAGGTACTAACTCTGGTTCTTGGACAGCACACTTTGATGATTTCCTTGTTTATGATAGCTCAGGAAGTATACCTAATACATGGATAGGTGACACTAGAGCTATTGTATTATCACCTAACGGTGCAGGGTCATCTACACAATTTACTCCACTTAGTGGAACTAATTATTCAATGGTAGCAGATACTGCAATTGATGGCGATACATCATATAACAGTTCAAGTACTGTTGACGCTGTTGACTTGTTTGCTACTGCTGATTTAAGTTCTGCTCCAGCAGCAATTTATGCTTTAAGCCTAAAAGTAGTTGCTAAAAAGTCTGATACAG